GATAGTTAGTAGTAACCTGACCTTGGCGTAATAGTGAAACCTTACCACCAACTTGAACCTCATCTTTGTGCCAATTAATGTGTTGTCTAGTTAGATCTAGATTTACAACGTCATTAAGAAGAACACCGATTGGCCTTGTGCCTGAAACAGCGGCAACATAACCAACAACGGCAGATGCATCATCTAGCGCAGCACCAGAACCCGCACTTACTGCTGAGGCGATACCGCCACGCTCGGCAGTCGAGTTCATGAAAAATGAGATATCTGTTAAAGTTTCGATACGGTGTGGTTTAAGAGCCATGTTATTCTCCCTTATTAAGTTGCTTGCCTAGTCTATTATACACAAATTCAATTAAAGCTGCTCTAGTTGTGTCTTCTGAAGAATTTTCTTCAGTTTCGCCAACACCTAGATCAACGCCTTGAGGTTCGTCTACGTTTTCTAATACTGTCTCGTCAACAGGATCAGTGCTTTCTGACGCTTTCATCTTATCCTTTTTCTTGCCTTCTTTGTCTTTATTCATCCAAGGTGGCATTTTAGCCGCCCATAGACTGGTTACTGCATCAAAAGCATCATCTGAAAGTTCTTCAAATTTTTCAACGGTTGCTTCTGCAACTTCTGTTTCAATGCCTTTATCAAGAAGAGCGGCCTTACGAGCCATTTTCTTTTCTTTCTTCTTCATTTCTTCTTCTTGCATTTTATAACCGGCAATAACTTCATTAGCAGCATCAAGTTCACTCTTTACTTTTTTCATCTCTTCTTCTTTTTTCTTCATTTCTTCATCCATCTTCTTGGCAGCTTCTTCTTTTTCTAAAGTTACTGCATCAAGACTGGCCTTGACTTCTGCTATAGCTACTTCATTAGCTTTAATTGTATTTTCGAGTTCAATTGTTTTGTCTTTGAGAGCGGATGCAGCAGAGTATGCTTCCTTAACTAGTTCTGGAGCATTTTGCATTGCTTCGATTTTTTGTTTTAGGTCGTTAATTTCTTGTTCTAAATTCATAGTATTATTCTCCACATTTAAGTTGGACTGACTGTATGATACACCTGATAAAGATAAATCTTCATTTTTTTCATCATTTTTTTTTGTAAATAATGGACTATTGAATATTATACTATCTGGATTAGCAGGTTTGTCAACAAAACCCTTGCCAGAAAAAGTAATATTTCTTAAAACTCTGCCTATTTTATAGTTCTCATGTTCTCCTGCACCACCATATGATCTTAAGTATTTAGTTAAATATGCTGTAGCTTCATTTCGTGGCAAAACATTATATTTTCCTGTGGATTTATCTATTAAACCATAATCAAAGCCTTTAAAAAAACATTCCATACTTACATATTTTGAACCATTTTCAATTTCACTAATTAACTTTTGTGCTCTTTCTTGTAATTCTGGTATGGTAAAAGATTTATAAATTACTGACCCAGTTAATATATGAAATTTTTCTGGTAAATTATCTATGGGGGTATTTTCATCAATCAGTATACCATCTTCAGTGATGGGCCAATTAGATACAATATGTCCTATTATAGTTTTTTCATCATGATCTAAATTTGTAGGTTTATCTTCTGGAGTAGCTCTAGCAGCCCATACTTCTGACTTATCAAAAATATCATCATTCTTGTTCCAATTTGAACTTACTAAAATAGATTGTACATAATATAAATCAGAATCTTCATAAGAAGCTAAGCTTTTTATTTTGCTCACTTTTGACCCATTAGCACATGGCTCTAATAGCGCTGCGTATGATACAGAAGCGTTTGTGGATAATTGAGTCTGTAGACCGTCTTGGATTTCTTGCTCAAATATTTTCATAATTATTCTCCATTAATATGGTCATACACCGACGCATAAAAACAGGACTTAGTATGGCGATATTCATCTGTAGAAAGTTCTTTATTTAGATCATTTTTAATGCTTTGAACATAGTTGTTATAACTAGCTAAAATTGGATTTAATTTTTTATCATTTATATGTTGCAGAAGTGGTAAGACATTTGCTTCTGTTATGTTCGTATCGGGCATTAATGAAAATAAAATTTTTGTTTTGGTTTTTTCTAGTTCATTATATTGTTCATTAGATAGACTTCGTAAATTTTTCTTATTATAATAATCTAATAAAATTGGATTTAATATTGTTGAAATTTTTTCTTGCGCATCATTTGCCCATAATATTAAACTTGCTGATGTTTGTGGTCTGAACGTTTTTGTTTTTCGTTTTTTAGAATCTTTAGATGTTTTGGGTCTACCCTCGCCTGGTCTTTTTGGCAAAGATTCTGGCGAATCTTTTGCCAACTGCGTAGGGCTAGACTGAGGTGGTTGCCTCATTTCTAAAGATGTTTTCTCTCCTGCTTTTTTCTTATCTAATTGTAAGCCGACTTGGCTTGGCGTTGCCGTGCCACCCTGCAAAGCAATTTTCTTAAGAGAATTTTCAATTTGTGGATCATACCATGGGCCAGCTTTTCTGATCATTCTATCTGCGTCTCTTTCTCTGCGTTCTCTATTTAGTCTAGTTTTTTCAGTTTCTGGATCTAAACCAAACTTTTGTTGTAGTAGTTCATCACTGATTAGGTTTCTGTCTGCTAATTGTACTAATAATGCCTTTTCGGTATCTTCATTACTAAGGTCCATTCTATCAAATTCAATTTTGGCTGCATATCTAAAACCCATAGCTTTTTGTACTAGTTCTATTTCTTTCTCCCAAAAATCAATTAAAACGTCTCTACCGTATTGAAGTCTTTGTGTTAAAGTTTTTAAACTGATAAGATTGTTAGTTGTGCCAGCAGCACCGAATGTTCCTGTAAGAGTTGGAGGAATACCCAGGCCAGCATATACGGCATTAAGATGTGGAACATACTTACCCTCGCCTAAAAACTGATGAACGCTAGTTTTGCTTTCTATTAATTCAATATCAGGACCCCAAATCAAATCCATTGTTCCGCCGCCAACATTATTTTGTAATATAGAAGCTAATTTAGCTGTAGCTGCTTTTGTGGGAGCAATTTTATGTTCTAGATTACCTAATTTAAAAATACGAATATTGCTAATAGCGCCGTCTAAAGCTGACATATCTGCTAATTTTAATTTTTCAATTACGTTAATATCATCCATAATTGCATAAATCATAGGATATGCCCAACCCTGCCAATCATCTTTCTTGTAATGGTAAACAATAGTTTTGTCCGGATCCAAAGGATATGGTTTTTTATTTTTAGCTGCTAAAATTATTGCTTCTGGTAATTTTGCAATTATTTTTCTTTCTTGATCATTTTTAGGAGCATTAATTAGCTTGCGTAAAGACGGAGGAATAACTAGCTCATATGTTTTACTGTTAACAAATGAAGACAACGCTCCTGCACTAACTTCTACGCATGTAGGATCTATAAATGTATATTTCCAAGGAATTTCTCTTTTCTCAAGCTTTACATCATCTAATTCATTAATTTGTATATCAGCATCAGCATTAGCTTTATACATTTTATCTATAACTTTAAGACTTAGTTTAGCTGTTTGTTTATGTAAAATAACATTACCAGTTTTATATAGATTGTTTAAAAATCTTTCACTACGATCTTTACCATTAATTTTTTTAAACCATCTTCTGTAAAATCGTTCAATTCTTTTATTTCTATGAGTTAATCTAATTCCCTGAACAGCAAAATCACCCATCAAGTCTATAACATTTTTTACTAGACCAACACGATTATAAACTCTGTCTGCCTGTCTAATAATTGCTTTTATTTCTTTAGCTACTGCTTCGTGCGGCCTGAAATAATCATAATCTGATCTTGTAAGTCCTGGACGACCAGAAGTATTACTATCAATATTGCTAAAATCAGCCCTATATCTATCGTAACCTATTGTTCTCTGTATAGTCGTAAACTCATCTAAAGATTCAGATGCTGACTTTAATGCTTCTTTTTTAGACGATAAATCATCCGCCCATGTAACATATGCTTCTTCTGGAGTGATTTGAGCTTCTGGAATTGGCGAATTTTCTGGTTTTTTGGTCATAATTTTTACTTAATAGGATTACAATGTAATTACAATTGATATAAATATATTATACACTTATCTATAAACGCCAAGGTAAATTTCATCATTACCACCTTCGGCAGTAAACCAATCTGGACCCTTATACATTGCTCCATTATATTTGACTATCTCAGTAGAATTTCCTCCTACTACATCATATTCTATAGGTTTTAAAGTTCTAGTTAATTGTCTGGCTATCATATTTGCAATCAATAGAGAACTATATCGGTCTTTTCTTAATCTGCCCTTTTTACCATTAGGAAGTTTAACTTCTGGAGTATCCCATCTGTCTCGGGCATTTGGTCCGGTACTAGTTTGAGTCATAACAATAGTAGTTAATTCGTTTTTTAGTTCTTCTATTTCTAAAATACATTCACTTAGGCTGTCATATAAATTATCTAAATTAGTATTTAATATATCCTTACCTTCTGCGTCCAGTGCCATACCCAAAGTTAAGTTATCAAATCTTGGAAATAACAATACTTTATCCTCTAGATCTTTTCTTAATCCGTGGTTTGCTTGTGCTGTCCAATCTGCCTTTGCAAATTGTATTAAATGAATAATGTGCAATCCAGACTGAGTATCAGTATCTTTTGGTTTGTCATAATCTATTGCTGGCCAAATTGGGACTTCGCCTTCTTCTAGTTTAGAGGGATCATGTAACGCCTCTTCTACTGCGACACCACCACCCTGAGCATCAATACCTATATATTGGCATGGAAATACCTTCATTAAGTTTCTAATTTTTCTGGCACAAAATCCATAAAAATCATGCTCTTTAACTAGTCCTGTTTTTTGTCTTTCTTTAAAATTATTACGATTGGTTGTCCAACAATATACAATTCTATTGTGAGTAGGATGTAGTTCTAAAACCGTAATACTAAAATTGTCCTGTTCAGAAGCAGGGTCGATACCATAAACATATTGAAGATTAGGATCGCCTTTAGTTTTAGGATCAAAAATAATAGGCTTATTATTAGTATCTAAAATAGGCTTTTCTTCACTAACAACACAACTTTCAATGAGACTTCTCTTAAAAAATCCATCGCTATCTGCTGTAAAACAAGCAGCATATTCCATGTTATATATACCAGTGTGTATAGTAGCTTTTGCTCTACTAACTTGTTTATCATCCATGAATCCTTTTGGAATTAGTTCATAAGGCATGCGTATAATACTATAGTCTTTCCAGTTAAAATTATCTGGCACTTCGCCTTTGAATATTTCTTCTAATTTATTTTTGTCTCCTTTGCTCTCAATAATTGCCTTATATCTTCTCCAATATTTAGCAAAATGTTTGAAAGCATAATCGGCAGTTCCACTTATAATAGCTTGGTTTCCCATTTTTACATTTAATTTTTCTACTTCTTCATTCCAAATACCTTCTTTTTTCATAGCGGCTTTTTTAGCTTCTTCTTTTACGTTCTGTATAGGACTGGCTGATACTGCCGCGAAGCCTGAGACTACGGTTTCATATATGTCTGGAGATATAGAGGCAAACTCGTCCGCAATAATAATATGTGCTCTTAAACCTCTAATTTTACTACCGTCGCCCATAGGAATAGCAACCGCCCAACTTTCACCTAGTCTCATAGTACATCTATCAACATCGCGTCTTGGGCCATCATCATTACCTGTAAAAATGCTACGTAATATAGGACTATTTCTCCATATAGTTTCCATGTATTCGAATATAATTTTACTCTGTCGGAAAGCGGCACCTACTATAACAATCTTAGTTCCTGGTTTAAGAATCATTCTTAGAATACAGTATAATGCCATTATAAAGCTTTTACCAAAACCACGGCTAGCAATAAACATAGGAAAGGGTCTAATCCAAAATTCATTTAATATAGCTGTCTGTATAGGATGTAGTTCTATATTAAACAATAATTGGCAAGTGGAACCAAAGTAATAAGGATTTTTGATCAATCTCATTAAATGAGCGTCTGGATTTTCTATATCTTCCTTTGATCTGTTGATCATAGGATTTTTATTTATATTTAATAATGATAGATCGCCTAGACCTAGCCAAGCATCTTCAAATACTGTCTTTTGGTCGCTTTTCGATTTCATAAATTTTATTCATTAAAGACAAAGAAATTCGTTCTGCATTAGAGGCACCGCCACAATATACTATATTTATATTATGTAACAATTGAAACTCTAATAGATTTTTCATAATAAAGTTAGGAGAAATTTTAATTTTGTTCCACATTCTTCTAGGAATCTCAGATCCAACAGGATAGTTAAAAATATCATCTAGGTCAAATTCTAAAAGCATAAAAGAATATTTGTATTTACTCATTCTTTCTATAACATCTTTAAATCTTTTTTCGGTAATATTATTTGCTATTTCACTGACACTTTTCTTTCTTTCGATACATAAAATATCTTCTAGTCCTTCTATGCTGTAATCACCAGTATCTAGTTTATGTACCGCTGTTGTTTGATGAGCAAATTCCCAAGGTTGCTGTTCTCGTGAATCTATAATAATAGTAAAATTATATGCCATAGTGTTTAGATATTAATTTATATAATATCCCCTCGTATAATTCTTCTTGATCTTTTATTAAATTGTGATGCTGTCTACATAGCGTGATACCGTTCCTTACATTGAATCTTAATCCTGGAAATTGACTCCATTTTTTAATATGATGCGCATTTAATCGCTTTCTAGTAGTACACCCCGGCCATTGACAAGTATGATTGTCTCTGGTATAAACATCTTTTCTCCATTTAACGTAAAGAGGATCTTTGTAGTTTCTACGCATGATTCATATCCGAATATACCATATCTGCAACTAGTTCTTGAAAGGATACTTCTGGTTGCCATCCTAATTTTTCTTTAGCTTTATTAGAGTTTCCTTTTAGATAATCAACCTCACATGGCCTATAAAGATCAGGATCTATTTCTACTTTTTGTGAAATCGAAAGTCCCACAATACCAAAAGCATGCTCTAGGAACTCTTGAACACTATGAGTCTCACCAGTTGCAATTACAAAATCATCAGCCTTGTCGTGCTGTAGCATTAGCCACATAGCCTTTACATAATCAGCAGCATGTCCCCAGTCTCTATAAGCTGATGTGTTACCTAGTTTTAACTTTATATCACTAGGATTACGTATTTGATCTCCAATATATTTGGTTATTTTTCGCGTAACAAAGTTTTCTCCTCGTCGCGGACTTTCATGATTAAATAAAATACCACAAGATCCAAAGATATTATAGCTATCTCTATAAATTCGCACTAAATGATGAGCTGCTAGTTTTGCAACTCCGTATGGACTCTGAGGTTTAAATTCTGTATTTTCATCTTGGTATTTATCACCATCAGATGATTGAGTATAATTAAATCCAAACATTTCACTAGTGCTAGCCTGATAAAATTTAGTCTCTTTACTGTTATTCTTAACAGCCTCTAATAAATTTAAAACCCCCGTACAATTCACCTCATGCGTTAGTGATGGTTGTTTGAAACTGGTTCCAACATGACTCTGAGCGGCCAGATTGTATAGTTCTTGAGGTTGGTAAGTTTTTAATATATTGTTGCAGGATGAAGGGTCTAATAGATCAAATTCCACTAACGAAAATCGATCATCTTTAATATGCTTTATACGACTCAGGTTAGGATTACTACTGCGGCGATATAGACCAATTATTTTAGTATATTCTGGTTTGGTTAAAAGAAGGTCAGCTAGATAACTTCCGTCTTGTCCTGTTATTCCTGTTATAATTGCTGTTTTACTCATTGATATCCTCTATAGCTTCTGGTGTTAAAAATGGTCGGTCTAAAGTTCCGTCCTGATATTGATGTAAGTCATGAAGTTCTTTAAGGGCCTTGTTGGTAGCCATATTAATAATCTCCATCTCTCGCCCCTTGCGCTCTCGTATTTCTTCGTCTTCCAACATTCTGATCAATCCCACCCAACTACTCTTACCGTCCTCGATTCTTTTAATTCTCTGTTCTCTTGTGGCTTTAAGATCTTTGCTGATCTTTTGTTGTTCATTAAGTAATTTAGTATACTCATTAGTATAGTTGGCTATGCTGGTGCGGGCAAATCCTATATTAGTTTCCATGTTGATAAGTTTGGCCGTATCTCTTTGATCATCGGGCTTTGCATATTCTGCATCAATCATTTTTTGAAGTTTTTCAATTTCACTAATGTGGCGTTTGCGTTCCTTCATGCTTCGATTAATAAGAATATCTATGGTAATAAATTGTTTGATCTGAAGTTCTTCGGCGGGCAACACATCTTCGCGGAACTGTTTAATAAGACCCACCCACGTATCCTCAAAGTATTCTAATTCGCCGCTATCCTCATCAAATTGTCTTTTAATTTCGCCCCAGAAGGTTTTGGCATGTAGCTTTTGTTTTAAATATTCGTAGTCATTATCAGCGTCGGTAAATTTGTTTTCTTCAATATATCGTTGAACAGGAGCAACAGTTCTGTTTAATCTTTCGGCTATTTCTGATACAGGTAACGAATTTATATTATCTCGTATAAATTGTTCTTCGTCCAGACTAAGCTGACCTCTTTTGCGGGGAACTTTATTCATTGGTGTTCTCTAATATAGCGGAAATAATATCAAATAGAATTTTTTGGTCTTTTTTGCTAATTTTGGATCCGTGCTTCATCTTTAGGTATAGTTCTCGATGTTGTTGGGGAATTTTTTCGTCTAATATTTTGATAATCTCTTTGTTGTCGAAATTATTTTTATTTTCAGAACATGATGCATGGGTAGGAAGGTCTTCAATATTAACGGTGTCCATGATATTTTTCTTGGCATTATTTCGTGTGGCCCATGATGAATATAAATCGCAGCTTTGTTTGTCTGTGTATTGAGTACATTGACTAAAACTTTGTTGTTTGTTGGGATCATAAAATGGACAGGTTAAACAAGGCTTATCGGGCCTTTGATAATTGTCTCGTTTATAATTAAAAAGTCGATTGCGAATGTGGGTCCAAAGAAAGTTTTCTAGTGGTCTTTTTTTATCATATTTATCAAGAGCCTCTATAGCAAAGATGGCCGCTTGTTGTTTCATATCATCAAAATTATGATATCCGAATCTAAATTTATAGGCTAATTTATTACTAATATTATCTATAACTCTTAAAAATTCTTCTTCATCGATTCCGTTCAGTTTCTTTGGATTGATCTTTTTCTGTTTCTTCATCTAATAACTCCGATATGCTTTTTTCCTGAGTTTGTTCTAGGTCATGAGCAACTGACTTTTGTAATTCTTCGCTAGCTTTAACGCTTAATATTGTTGGAACAAATGTGGGTTGATTCATTTTTTTCTCCTTGCCAGTTATTGACCACTAACCTATTATTATAGTGATTAATACACTACCTGTCTAATAAAGGAACTTAATATGCGAAATAGCTATCACAAGTGGACACCTCAAGAACTAGAATACTTATCAAACAATCATCAAAGCTTAACTGATTCTGAAATGGCTAAGACTCTTAGCGGAATGGTTGGAGTAGAAATTACAACAGCCATGATTAGGCGTCAGCGAAAGAAGTTATCTATCAGCAAGCCAAAGGGTCGTCGCAAAAAGACACAAGTTGCTTGAAAAGAAAGTTATCAATTATGAAAATAGTAGCCGGAATTTTTATTTTAGCAACTTGCTATAATAGTTGTTTTGCCGGATGTTTTGATCGATATCAAAATTATCCACATCTGGTTCAGCCATTTCCTGTGGTTCAACAGGTTAGGGTTGTTCAGCCAGTTGTGGTGCAGCAAACAAGGTTGGTGCCTGTGGTGGAAAATAGAATAGAATATAGAACAATTGATTCTTATTATCTAAATTATAGCCACTATTATTACCAGCCTCAGTTTGCTCCATCATATCACTATAATTACTATGCTGATCCGTGGATGCCATATAACTACTGAAACAAAAGAGGCAGGCTTCGGCTTGCCTTTTTTTGTATAGTTATTAAAGAAAGTGATCAATTTGTATAGGGTGTGCCTACTTCTTTTGGACCACCGCCCGCCGCCGGGGGGAAAACTCCCCCATTCGGGGGGAAAATGAAAAAACCCCCCTAGGGAGGGGATGGGGAAACACCCCCCAAACGTGGGGAGGGGAGAACCCCCACGAGGGAGGGGAGGGGATGTACCCCCCAAAAGATGGTGAACATATGATCACCCCCCTAATGAGTGATGATACCCCCTAACAGTGTGGTATACAAATGAACACCCCACCTAAGAGGGATAACACCCCCCATAAGAGTGATGTACAAATGAATACCCCCCTAATGAGCGATCATACCCCTATCGTATACGCTGCACAAGTGTACACTACCCCTATGGGGGATAGCACCCCCCAAACGTGTGATATACAAATCTTCAACCCCCCAAACGTACTACCTAATCCAGACGGCCAGCAAACGGTATGCCAAAACTCCAAACCTTACGATATTTTAAGATTGTACCATGAAACGCGATTTTCCCAAGTGTCCATTCGACATAACTCCAATGATATCAAGGGTTTAGGAAAAATAATATATTCTATTTGACCAAAAAGCGTATAATGAAGTATAGACAGGAAAAATAAAAATCTTGCTCTATTTCAAAAAAAGTATTTGACGCCGAACAATCGGCCGATATACTAGGGGTAGATTCGACACCACAACTTCAAAGGGTAGAAAAATGATCATGTGCCAAGGGTTTGACGTTGTGGGTGGTACGATCACGACGGGTTACCACAATGGCAAAACGTATACGGGAAAGGTAATCGCACAACGTAAGATTGCCGGAAAGGGTAATCTGTTGACGATTGAAACGGCCGGTGGCGTGAAGTCTATCTACTGGGAAAAGACGGTCGATTGTGTTTTCCGGCCGATTGTGCCGCGGTTTCGGAATAGTGATGATGGATACGATGCCGTAAAGGATCGTAGGCTCGAAAGGTACGGGATTCGATAGTCCCCCCATAGTGGGGGTTGTAGTCGAAAAAAAATCTGGTACATTTAGCCTATCACAAAAAGGAACCCACCGTGAAGAATCGTTTTCCTATCATCGAAAATGCCAAGCGTCAGGCCCGTATGATTTTCGTCGGCATCGCCATCCCTTGCCAGCCTACGGTGGCCGACGGAGTGTATACCCCCATTCGGGGGGAAAAGGTTTTGAAGTTTAACCGCACGGCCTTGCGGAATATCGGCAAGCGTAAGATGGAAAAGGCCGATCCCCGCTATCGGGGGGGCGACGATAACATGATTGTTAAGGTAGGCAAGCCGGGAAGCCGGGAAAGGGTAGAGGCTTTGGCGAATCAGTATGCTGCCATTCTGGCAGACGGTTGTGAAGTGTCGCCCTTCGCGGAGTGATACCCCATTAGGGGGGTGGTGGTAGTCGAATCCCACTATCCCCCTATGGGGGGATGGATTACCTAATCCGGCCGGCCAGCCGAACCCCCACCTATGGGGGGTGTAATACCTAAACCAGACTTTTACGCGGAATAATATATTTTGGCATGGTATTTGCTTATAGCAAAAACTGTGCCGAATAAAAAAATAATGTTTTGGCATGATATTTGCAGCATAGAAACCTTACGATATTTTAAGAAAAAAATGCTTGCAAGTTAAGTTTGCTATGGTATAATGCCGATACAACACGGGAGGATAATCATGCGACGCAAAAAAACGATCCCCACAAGCGTACGCGAAACCGTTATCATCCGCGACAATGGCCGATGCCGGGCCTGCGGGATCGGGGATCGGGATGCTCTACAGTGCGATCATATCCTGCCGGAAAGTAAGGGCGGGGACGATAGTTTGGGCAATCTGCAAGCCCTTTGCGGAGTTTGCAACAATCGTAAAGGAAATGTCGATATTGGAGAGTTGCCGATTCTCCCCCCTGTGGAGGGGTTTGGTGATTTTGCCGATGTCATGCACAAGCGGGGCGTTTTCATGGAAATGGTCGCCAATGCACGGGCGGCAGAATCTGCTAGTCTGGCAAGCATCGCGGCCACCATGCGAGCAAACGGGGTGCCGGGTTATAAAATCCGGGCAAGCCTAGAGCGAATGGTCAATGCCCGATATGTTGAAAAAATCCTGCAAACCACCCGATAGGGGGATTGACAGGGTAAAAAATCGTGGTAAAATCCTAGTATAAGAAAGAGAGAAAAAAATGACTTACTTTGCTCAAATCGTCGATGCTTGGGATTGTGAAGTAGACTTTTTTGGCCCGTACAATAGTGCGGAAGATGCCGAAAATGCGGCATGGGAAAAGTGGGATGGTTCCGACGATTACAAGGTTTATATCGTCCAGAGGCTTCCGGCATCATTCCACTAAAAAATATTTTCTCCCGAAAGGGGGGGTTGAGAAAAGGTAGCCTGTTCTACCTAATCCAACCTTTTTCGCGGAATATTTTATTTTGGCATGGTATTTGCTATTAGCAAAACTTGTGCCGAAAATAGTTTATTTTATGGTATGATATTTGCTCTAGGAAACCTTACGATATTATAAGGAAAGATTTTTGTTGACTTTCAAAGTTTGGCCTGTATAATGTCGATATAGAAGAAAGAGAAAGAGAGACAGAAATGAACATTTCGAAGAATCTGAAGATCGTGTGGAATGAGAGTTGCCAGAGTTGGGGAGTGTGGGTGTTTTCCCGCCGTGCTGTCCGCATCCC